CATAATCACCAGCGTTCATAGACAGGAAATAGTTCCAGCCTTTAATATCATGCGATGGGTACACCAACATTTTTCCTTGCTGGCATTTCCTATAACACCAGTGGAGCCTACAATATCTACTCCGTTCTTGCGTAGCCACATATATACATCTTGAGGAGCATTATCTAAGTTCTGAATCTGTGCACTAAACTGTAAGTTATAGATACCAGCCTTTGCTACTGTCATTTGTGAATTAACAATAGAGACACTATTAGAATAGTCAGTGGTGTTAAGCGTTAACAGGGTTGTGGTGTTTATAGTTGTAGACTGTGAGACATCAGAAGAGAATGCCCCATATGGGAAGTTTAAAATAGACCCCCCTCCACCAGTCTCTAAGTCTAGTATGGCTGAGTTTAGTTCCACCACTGCATTGTTCAAGAGGTTGAAATATAGCCTCAATACATTGTTTAATTGATTAAGATACAAAGCACTAAACTCTGGCTTAGTGATTGGTAGGGCTGGTACAGCTGGTATAAGGATACTCAACTCAACGTCTCCCATCAGGGCGAATATCAATACGAGGAGCACCTATCTGCCATTGCAGACCTAGCTGGTCACCCTGAATCTTGAATGACATCTGCCTACCGCGTATCCTGACATAGATAGTGCCTGTGTATTTCTCAATAGGGACAGTTGAGGTGCGGGTAACATCTGCGTAGTATTCACCGCCAACAGACTTAGGGTCATTGTACCCAGAGCCAGAATTCTGTAATGGATATATACTCATAGTCACTACAGGATTAGCACATACCGAGCCATCAAAGCGCAAGTCTGGTAGGATTCTCCATATAAACCCAAAGTTATGCCCATCATCTATATCAAACTCAGATGATTGAATATAGGAATCTATAGGGGTTGATGGCACTAACACACCATCATCTGTACCTTGTTCATGGAATACAATGTTATTAGAATAGGTTGCAGCCATAGGATAGTTACGCAAGCCTGAATCTAGCCATGCTGTCCTACCCATAGTACCGTAATACCATATGTTTTCTAGGTAGTTATATATGACATATTGGTCCACTACGGTAGAACCGCCTGAACAATAGAACCACCATACCTCATTGAACCCTTCATTGGTACCGCCAAATACCTGATAGTTTTGCTCAAGATTAATATCACTAAAGATATACTGTCGCAAGTCACAGTTTAATGTTGATACACTACCATCATATTTATAGAACTTATCCTTACCCATCCAATACACAACACCAGAAGCTACAGCGGGTGCATTAGGACCCATAATTGATATGTTATCAGCTAACAGAGTTACACCCCAAACAGCAGGTGCTCCTAGGTATTGCAATGAATACATAGTGGAATCTGTCCAGACTAGTATTTCTTGACGAACCTGTAAGACTGATACAATCAGGGAACCATGAGATAGCCTTATACTACCAGCCTGATTGGTTGCATCAGGAGTCCATTGTGTAATAGATTCTTGGTCAGACCATCTGATAAGCATAGGGTCTTGTGTAACAGAGCCATAGTCATTACATCCAAATGCAAATACAAATCTAGAAGAATCAGATACTTGTATGAAGTTCTGTACAACAGGAACATCTGAGGCACCATATATAGAGGATATATTGATACCAGCTGTGCCAACACCATCGGCAGCTATCCAGTAATACATACTCCCGCCAATTGGTCCAAAGATAAGGTCCTCTCCAAAGTTAGATTGAGTCCATAGTCCTAGGTTAATGTTGCTTGTTGTACCACTACCAACACCTTCTCCCCAAGGTCCACTACCCCAAGGACCTGCTGACCATCCACTTAATGGTATCTGAGTCTCAGGATTGGCATTAATTTGGTATTGAACAGTTACAGTGCCACCACCAGAGCCAGTGGCATTAGCTGATGTAGAGGCAACAATAGTGTAAGAGTTATCATTAACCTTTGTTATTGAGTACTCTCCTGTTATTGTTACATTGTTTAATGTGCTAGTAGAGGTAAAAATTGCAAAGTCACCAGTCAAGCATCCATGACTTGTGTCTGAAACTGTTACAACAGCAGATGCATTTACAGTGGCAAACGGATTGGTTAATCTTACTGTATATACAAAAGCTTCAGCCAATACAGCACCACCACCAGAACCACTAGATGAGGCAGTGGTTCCAACGGCAATACTAAATGAATTTGCATCAATTCTTGTGACTGTAAATTGCTTATTAAAATCTGTAGCAGGTATACCGTTTAGCGCAGAAGCACCAGTAAAGGACACCCTATCTCCTGTGGACAGGTCAATACCAGACCAAGTAACGGTTACATCAATAGAGCCATTGACTGTAGTGAAAGGATTGGTAAGTGTTGCTGTTGATGTGGTATATCTAATAGGGGTTATGTCATTGTATACATTACCATTTTCAATGTAATACTTAACATTGGTCCCCACTGCTAATACATTCAACGCACCTAGCGTAATCCAGTTCCATAACGACCTACACACCCCTAGGAATGTGGTTGGAGAGATTTGATACCATCCACCTATCTTCTCAGGTGTACCTTGTCTAAAGCGAATCTTATCGCAGTCATACCATCCACCCTCGGTGGTGTAGCGAGTATTCTCTCTGTTAACTCCAGACTTAAATATTATCTTTTTTAACATTAGACTATCTGAGCACCCTGCTTTAATTGAGCCAATGTATGCCCGTTAGTGAACTGGAAATGAGCTAACTCTTTGAATGTATGCCAATTGCCAGCCCATTCAAGACCTACCCCTTCGCCTATCTTGCCAATCTTCTGCCATAGTTCTCCATCATCGCCTTTTGTACCCCAGACAGGCTTACCGTTTTTAAGAGGTACTATATCTACCGCGCATCTATAGTTGTGAAATGAATCACCTGCATTGGCGTTGGTTACAATATGTCCCATAGCTGTTCTACCCTGAGCATATAATGCAGCTTGGCTTTCGTTATCCCTGTATGTTGAGGTAACTAACAAGTCTATGCCTTCGTCATTGCAGATAGAGATAAGCTCCTCCACCTTCTGTTTAACGATAGGGACTAGCTCGTTTAAACTGCGAGAGTTAATCATTTAGGGGTAGAGTTGTATAGCATCTTATCCTTGCTCTGGCTTCCTGCGCTCGAACCAAAGTAAAAAGCTATGATTCCTGACCATGCTGTACCTAGACTACCTAGCATAATCAGCAGGGAAGAGCTTTGTACAGTCTCAGTGTTAAGCATTAGATACACTAATATCCCAAAGAATCCAGCGGTTACCAAGACTGAAAGAAGAGGAGGCACAAAAGACTGTGTACCTACTTGCATATCCCTAGCTGATTTCCTATCCTCTACAGCCAGCTGCTCAAAGTTTAAACCAAGAGCCTGAGTCTGTTCACGAAACTTAATCTCTTCAAGCTGCAACAATGCTATCTGGTCAGCTGATAACTTATTGTTATCAATCATAGACTTAACTTCTGTAGGTTGAACACCAAGTAGCTTAGACAACAGCTGTAACAGCTAGTCCTGCTAGAGGTCCACCTAGGCATGAGGCTATTGTAGGTGCTATTTGCTTTAACCAATCCATTAGAATGTAACGCTCCCTGTTCCTGACAACCATTTATAAATTCTGTACCCACCAGTTACTGTGATAGTTGGTGAACCTGTTGTTGACAGTGCTGCATCAAATGTATCTGGGTAGCGCATAATAACAATACCTGAACCTCCAGAAGTATTCTGTGGGTTCCCTGAACCGCTACCATTGCCTCCATCTCCTGTATTAGCAGCACCAGATGCTCCTGCACCCTGATACGCTTCATTACCAGCTCCACCTCGCGCATATGTTACAGATGCACCGCTTATAGAACTAGATAGTCCAGCAGCATTAACCCAATACGCAGTACCACCAGCAGCTCCTGCACCACCACCACCTCCGCTATTACAAGCAGTGCTACCATATATTCCATAATTACCAATAGAGCCGTTGTTACCCTGCCCCACTGTTCCAGCACCGGGTGACGTATTTGTTCCAGAAGAGCCACCTCCAGAACCTCCAGAATATCCGGGACTTCCTCCTGCTCTACCACCACCTAATGATGTTATAGAACCAAATACTGAATCATTGCCTTGTCCACCAGCAGCACTTGCTGCACCAACTGTGACAGATATTGGGGTAGCTGCACTAACTGCATATCCTGTAGCTGTACGATAACCACCAGCTCCTCCTCCACCACCAGCTACCTCAGACCCAATACCTGCACCACCGCCTCCACCTGCAACCACAAGGTACTCGACAGTGAGCGGGATGCTTCTAACACCAGTAAATAAGAAGTTTCTAGCTGCAAACATTACGGTGTGTATCCTTGTGAGGTTGAGCCATACCAGTTAGTGCCATCTGCAATGAATGACAATATATCCATCTTACCAGCGGTGGCTGTTATAGTCGGAGCACCAGCATTACCCCACTTAACACTCGTAAATGTAGCTGTAGTGGGAGTAGCGGCTTGTTTAAGCAGCATCACAAATGACTTACCCGCAGTAGCTGTAGGCATAGTGAAGGTACATGGTGTTGATGCTGTTAATGTTTTGCTTGTTGATTTTCAGCGCGTGCTCGACTCCAAGAATAGTAGTATTAAAGAATCAGCTATTCTATCGAAAATCTAAATTCTTTACAAACAAAGATATGATTCCAACATCGGTGCTCAATTATCAATGTGGCACTTTCTGGTCGCCTTGATGGTGG